TGAAGTTAACTTAAAACCCACCATATTTAACATAACACATATAATGCGCACTTAGCTATAGCTACTTTAAGGTCGCCAAGCCACAACGCAAACATGCCACAAATCATTGAAATACTTGATAATCCTAGCCCGTTAAACTTTTTTGCAATCTTCGCCCAAGCTTGTTGAGCTTCGTACGTTTTGGCTTTATCAGCGGCTAAGTACACCAAAACGGATTCTGTATCTGCTCCAATTTCTTTCGCAAGAAAAAGTGCTTCATTTTCAGTTAGATAGCGTTCGCCTTTTCTTATACCTGATAGCTTTTGGACGCTTATCCCTAAATCATGAGCGATTTGCTTGTCCTGCACATAATTCTTCGCTGATTTATATGCGTCTAGCAATTGGTTTATGTACATTTTCCAATCCTCACTATTGGGTTTATGACTTCATTCTAGCTTATCTGTCCGCAAAAACGTGTATTTACAATTCGCAGATATGTGTGTATACTATACACAAATTCGTGTATTAGACCGCCTTAGCTTTGGGCGTTTGCCCTTGACGCTTTCGCGCTTGGCTCTGGCGGTCGCTCTACTGGTTCAACTAAGTCAAGGTGGTTGTTATGTCAAATGCTTACGGTTCAAAACTAATCCAAGTTAATCCTCATTCTGATTCAATCAGATTCGTTGATTTAGGTAATATCAGATTCGTTTCTTATGACGATTTGGGTGTTTGTAAAATTGTTTTTTCTTTCTGTGATTCTGATATTCATGTTTCGCAATCACGCTTTTTCGAACCTGATGAATTAAAGCATTCCTCTGAACCTTGGGGTGGTAACACCACTGAGTTCACGCCTGTTCTCTCTCTTGTTGAGACTAATGATTTTTCTGTGACACTTCGTTCAGTTGATACTTATTTGCAAGTATGCGAACTGTTTAACATGATTCCAGATGTTAGTGTGGTTGGCGCTTGTTCTCGTTCTTCTTTAGACGACTTAGGCGAGGCTTAATTGTGACCTTTGAAATCAATAGACCTCAAAAACGTCCAGTTTACTTCGAGCATCACTCAGACGGCTTTTGGTGTTCTATTGATGGTCAACCTGAGTACTTCAAAACCAAACAAGAAATGTACATGTTTGCTTGTGGTGAGTGTCGAGAATTGATTCAAATCACGGATGAAAATGAGCGCGAACTTCGTGAGTCTGGCGCTTTTGATGCGGATTACTGCGATGAATAAAACCATTATCGACTTCGTTAGTTTTTCAGGCTCTCCTGAGTTACTTGAGCGTTGCAAAGAAATGGCTAAGCAGCGTTTCGCTATCTCTCAGATTAACGAGTTCCAATCACAAAACGTTGTGGCTATTGCTCATCGTGAGAAAACCCAAATCGCCTACTTCATGGAAAACTTGGCTAACGTTCTGGGCTGTGATGAGCGTAGCGACTTCGCTAACAGTGATTTGTACTTTGCTGCGGCTGATAAGGAATTGAAAGACGCGGATTTACATATTGCGACTGATAAGACGTTCAAAGAGTGTTACGACAATCTGATTTCTAACATCGGTATCGATATGTTGGACGTCCTTTGTCATGGCGAGGTGGAATCGTTTCTTGAGGTACTTCAAAACGAAATCAGCTATGAGGGTAATCATTGGGAAATCCAACGTAAAGGCGGCGGATTTTCTGGTTATCGTCATTCAGCTAAGTTGCTTTGCAATGGTACTCAAGCTGGTTTAGTTGCTTGGGGTGCGGCTAACTTTGGCTTTTATATATCGTTTTCTGGTAAGGGTTGCGAGGCCGTTGATATGGCTAAGCTTCAATACTCTCTTAAACAGATGCCTCACACTAAATTAACTCGTGTGGATATTGCTCTTGATGATATGCAAGGCAATGTGACGATTGATGAGATTAAAGAGCGTTACTGTAACGGTGAGTTTATTACACGTGGCACGCCTCCATCTTGGGGTGAGTTTTGGGGTGGTCGCGGTATGAGTAAAGAAGACCGTAAAAAATGCGGTTTAGTTCCTGATGCTGGTCATACGTTCTATGTAGGTGCTCGTGAGAACGGGAAGATATTCCGCGCTTACCACAAGGGCGCACAACTTAAGTGTAAGGACTTCCCAAACTGGAATCGTTTCGAGGTACAGATTGGTAACCGTTATCGTGTTATTCCTTTGGATGTTTTGACCAACAGTGACCAATATTTTTCGGGTGCATACCCTGCTCTATCTACTTTAATTCCTAGCGTTGTTCCTGTGGCTATTCCTACAGTGAAAGTTCAGTTCCAAACAACGTTAGAAAACGCAATCAAACATGCGAAAACTCAGTACGGTAAGTTGATTAACTTAATGTCTCAGCTTTATGCCGATGAAAAAAATTCGCATGAAAAAATTATCAAGCGTCTAACTGACGGCTTGGATATTACGGATATCCCCGACCGGATTAACTTTCCAGTCGGTCGGGCTTTAAACGCAATCAATCTGGAGTAAATGAAATGAGTAACACAATTACTGTTGTTGTGGCTGGCTGTGAGCATTCTGTTGGTTTGTCCAAAAAGGACGATACGCCATATAACTTTGCTCAACTTAATATCTTGACACCAAATCAGGGTTGGAAGTCAGCAAAGGGTCAATGTAAAGCCTACGGTTTGGCTCAACGTCAAATGCCTATGTCGGCTAACCCTGCTTTGTTATCTGAGTTCGACAAAATTCAAAATCAGTTCCCTGTTAAGTGTGTTCTGACTCTCGAACCTGACCCTGAGAACCCTCAGCGCAACCTAGTTACTGATTTCAAAATTGCGGAGTTAGAAGACGAATTATGACTCTCTCAGTCTGTGCGGAAATCCTCACTGATGGAACGATTAAAGCTTTCCCCTATGAGCCGTTAGCCAATTGCACGTTCGTAGTGGTGAGCAACGACGACTATCAGTTGATGGCGACTCGCGCAGGCTTGGAGTTTGATATTGACGCAGCATTTTACGCTGAGATAACAGGTTATTTGCTGCTCTCTTTTGTGTCCGGTCACGTGCTTGGACGAATCGTTAAAGGGCTTGGTAAAGCCTAATCCTGTAAAACCTTTTGGAGATATTCCTATGAAAAAACTTAACGTTAAAAAAATCGGTGCTAAGGCTGCTGTTGTAACTGGTGCTTTGGTTGCTTCTGCTTCTTCTTTTGCTGCTGACCACTCAGCCGCTATCAATACCGCTGTAACTGAGGGGCAAGCTAACTACACGTTAGTTGTGGTTGGTCTGATTGGCCTTGCGGCTATCGGCTTCGGTCTTCGTATGATGGTCGGCTCAATGCGTTCGTAATCGCTATGCAAGAGACGTTAACCGCCATACTCACCCTACTTTTCGCTCTCTCGATGTTCGGTGGATTCGTTGGGGGTTTTAAGTCTGGTATTAACGCCTCCTAGTGGGGCGTTATTTTTTATAAGGAATACAAATGAGTATTAAACAAAGCATTGCGTCACTGGTTATTTTGCTGAGTGTTTCGTTTAGTGCTAATGCGGATATTGCCCGTGTGACGTGGAATTTTGTGCCAGGTTCATATCCTATTCTTGCTTCTTGTTCTCATCCTGTTGGTACTTACTTCGATTATACGAGTAGTGCTTGGGCTTCAAGTTGTATTGGTAAGTACGAGGAAGGTAATCTTTATGAGAGTGCAAGATGTTCTGCTGGCGAGTGTACAGTGTACACTAGGAATGGTGGGAACATGCTCATGCGTTACGCGCCCGTATCTTCCTGTCCTGATGGTCAGGCGATTAATCCAGATACGGGCAAGTGTGAAAAACCTCCAGTTCCTTTCTGTGAGAAGCCTGACACTATAAATCAAATGAATCAATTCAAAGATGCTTGTTTTGATAAGGGCAACGGTTGGTCTCCTGAGGTTTCTTGTAGTGATGAAACCGAATCTCTGAGTATGACTTGTACTCCTCCTCCTCCTGAGTCTTGTGAGCCGGGTTCCCCTTCATTTCCTGCTTGTTTGGATGATGAAAATAAATGTGATGAAACACATCCTGATTGGAATCCAGAATACGGAATGTGTTGTTCACCTGAGAATAATTGGTGCGACGTCCCTCCACCTGAGTCTTGCACTATCTTCTCTCCAAATTGGCCTGCATGTTCTGGTGATACGGATATTGACCCTCCATCGGGTGGTGATTTGGGCGACCCTGACAAACCAGACGGTGGAGGTTCTGGTGGTACTGACCCTGATAAACCTGAACCGGATGTTGATAATACTAGTGACACTCTAGCGGCTATTAAGGCGATGAATAAGGATGTGAACTCTCAATTAACTGGCATCAATAACGACATGAACAAAAACCAAGCTGAAACTAAATCGGCTCTTGATGCTCTCAAGGCTTCTGTTGATTTGAATACCGATACGGTTGTTGATAATGCCAATCACGTTGCGAATGCAATACAAGGACAATCGGACATGCTGTCTGATATTGGTAATAAAACTAATGGATTGCTTACTTCTGCGAACAATCTTTTAAACAATGGTTTTGGTCAACTATCTAACGAACTTGGTGATTTGCAGTCGACGAATCAAAAAGGCTTTGGTGATGTTGTCGATGCACTTAATGAACTTGGTAATACCGATGTAACTCAAGGTCAAGGTGAGGCTCCAGTTCTTCTCTATGATGGTACTCAGTACGCTAATTTGCTTTCTGAGGTTGAGGGATTAAAGGGCGAGTACAAACAAGTTCTTAATGACTTCAAGTCTTACTTTAACTTTAACGATGGCGTGAATAGTGGTGATTTTAATCCTCATAATCTGGGGCTTAACTGGCATGGCAACGCTATCAATCAAAAAAACCAAGTCATGCTAGCGTTACAGGATAACGCCGGAATCATATCCGCCGTGGTCTTGTTTATCTTTGGCATGTTGGGCATACGCGCACTTGTGGGGGCTTTGTAATGACAGATTTCTTTCAGTTAATGGCTAACTTTGGTGACACCATTTACAACTACCTGACCAATATGGGTAACTTTTTTGACCAGATAATGGTGTGGCTCCAAACATGGTGGATAAAGATGAAATTAATGGTCGCTATTGAGTTCCTTAAGGTCTCTTATCTTGTTGCCACTTCACTACTCGATGAAATCGGCTTTAGCGCACTCTTTAGTCAGCTCTTTAACCTCCTACCTTCTGAACTTAGATATTGGGGGGTGTTATTCAAGGTTCCTGAGGGTATGGCCATTTATGTTAACTGTGCTACCACTGCACTTGTTATGCGTATGTCGAGGTAATTCATGGCTATTAGTATTCGTACTGGCGGTAATGGTTCTTACAAATCAGCGTATACGGCTTGGTTTGTGATTCTTCCTGCTCTTAAGGCTGGTCGCGTTGTGGTGACTAACTTTGAGGGTATGCAGCCATTAGAAGAAATTGAGGAGCGATTGAACATCAAGTTTCCATCGTCTGCTAAGTTGATTCGTATCTTCTCGCGTTCTGAGATTGGCATTGAACTCTGGCAGCATTTCTTTTGTTGGTGCCCTCTCAATGCGCTTATTGTTATTGATGAGTGTCAGGATATTTTCTCCAAGAATATTGGTTTTGATGGTCGCAAAATCAAATATCGCCCTCTTGAGGAGTTTCTTCCCCATCTACCTAAGGGTTATAAGGAGTTCTTTGATTCTCGCCATGTTCCGGTTGATTTAAGTACCCTCCAATCTTGCGAGATTGACGATTTGGGTGTTGCTGAGTATGACGCCAATGGTCGCATAATCTACCCGTTAACTTATAACGAGGGTTTTATGCGTCATAGAAAATACAATTGGGATATCGAGTTGCTCTCCCCTGACTGGCAGCAAATAGATAGTTCAATTAAGGCGTGTGCGGAGCAAGCATTTTTCCATAAAAACAGGGATGGTTTCTTTTTTGCTAAGCGTAAACCTTGGATATACAAACACCCTACTAACGTGGCTAAGCCTGTTATTCCACAAAAGAAAGATGCTAACCTGTTTCCTCAAAAAATTCCTATTGAGGCTCATCTTCTCTACAAATCGACGGGTACGGGTGCCGCTACCAAATCAGGGGGCTTGAATACACTGTTTCGCTCCCCGAAATTCTTTCTCGCTTTGTTCTTAATGATTGCTTGTCCGGTGTACTTTATTTATGGCGTTATGGATTTATTTACTCAAGATGAAAGTCAGGTTTCAACAAATGAACCTGCGACGGGTGTTAATAGCCAAACTGTGGAATCTGTTCCGGTTGGATGGTCTACGCCGTCTACTCAAGGCGGTTCTGTTTTATCTAGCGGTGGGGATTCTAATCCGAATACTCAGCAAGCTAGCTCTCCTTTTGTTCCTGTAACTCAAGTTCTTTACTTTGAGGGTTTGCAAAACGCGTACTTATCGGGATTTCATAAGCGCACCAACATCAAGGAGAAGAATGGCCTTAATCTGAGAACGGCGCACTTTGATGTGATCATTAACGCTTACACCAATGATGGTTTGTATTCTCTAAACAAGCGCTATCTTGATGCGGTTGATGTTCAATTTGAGTTACTTGATGAGTGTTTAATGGTTCTAAAGCAAGGTGAGCTTAAGAGTCTTATTACGTGCGAGCCATCCAATCCTATTGAGCCTCGGGAACGTGAGGCGGTTGAGACGGATGTCGCTAGCATTGGTTCAATGCGTAGCAAAGCTATGAGTGAAAATTCGTTTTTGATGTGAGGTTTTGATGTATGACTTTTATAGATAAGTTGCAAGGGATAAGCGCTGGATTCTTCGTAGTGGCTATGACTTCTCTGATTGGTATTACTGGGTTCATCAGTTGGTCTACAGTGAATCTAAAGGGCGCTGAGTTGCTGTTTTGGGTTTCCGCTTCTCTGGAGTTTTTAGACTTGCTTTGGATATTCTCTTTGGGGATTTTTCTCGGTTGGTATTTGTCTCCTCGAAATCAGCCCCGCAGGGATAAGGAGTTGCGGAGCGACGACGGGGCACCAAGCCGCCCACTAAACTAAAGATAGCTTCCCCACTTAATCGGCGCGGTTAGAAACCCAAATTCACTTGGTTTCTGCCGCCCTCCTTTCCTGCTAAGCCATTCTAAACGACTAGGGCACTCCCAATCGTCGTTTCTCTCACACCTATCTCATAGTGCGCTAAATCAATCGAGAGTCGAGATTGATTCTCTTGTAGTGGCTAAGGACAAATGACGACGACGAAAACTGAGGAGGAGGATTGCGGACGTGCCGCGTCATCCCCGTATAGTAATACGGGGTAATACGGGGTGAAAGTCTTCACTCCAAACCTACTGATTTTCTTCTTTCCTTAAAAACAAAAAGCCCCTATTGGGGCTTAAATGTATTTAATCCTAAATTGATGCTAGTAATCGGATAGATTACAACGCTTCCACAGTTCTTTATGCACTTTTTTACTTCCATTTAGTGAAAACGTAATCCTCGATTTCCCATTGAATGCTAACACTTCAACCAAGTTGCCATTAAAAATTTGCCTGAACACTTCGTTGTCTGGGTTTCTCGCGTAGAACATATCATCGTATCTTTTGCTTCCTCCCTTTATTTTCATTTTTTGAGAGCCGTCAATGGATAGCTCTATATCTATGACCCCATATCTAGGATATAAATTAGGGTGCCTTAAACCAATAATTGTGAAACCCTTGTCATCAGTACCAATTCCGCATCCTATATGAAACTCTGCTGTATCACTGACGTTAAAGTATGTTTTGTAAAACTGTCCATTTGCCTTGCTAGTTTCTGTGAAACTACTGAACCCGGCAAAACAGGGTGCTGATAAACCCACCGCTAGTAATAGTATTTTTTTCATTTATAAGCCCTTGACGCTTGTTATATGAAATTTATTGCCCTTTAAGTCCGGCTATACATCTAGCATATTTAACGAGTCTTGTAAGCGTTTCTGTGTCACTAGGTGATTGAATTTCAAGTAAAGCTATTCCAGTAAGGATCTCTTGAGGTGTAACTAGTTGTCCTGTGGGTAGTTCAAGCGTGTCTTTATGCATTTTGAAATTTTCCCAAGCTTCTGAGGTGGCTAGTTCCCTCCCCTTGGTCATTCTCATCAGTCGTTTGCATTCGGGTGGTATGGGCTTTCCCGAATCCCATAACTTGACCACCCTCACACTTTTAAAACATAGTTTTGCTGCTTCTTCTACGCTTAAACCACACTCAAATTCACGAAAAACGTAATTCTTGCTCATTTTTCGAAAGTTCGTCAT